CTGAGATCGAGTCCCTTGGCTTGGCAGGCGCTTGGGGCGTGTGGTATGGCGCGTTCGAGGACGAGCACGGCCTCGGCATCTACCACATCCACAACCTCAACCCGAATGTGGAGTGGGAGTTTGTGAAGAGTGATGGCAGCATCGACATCCGCTACGAGACCCCTGGGGTGGATAAGGGCAACCACATCATCTACCCCACTGGCATCGGTGAAGACCTCAACGACATCCGCACCAACAGCAAGGGCAACCTGTCTCACTCCTACAGGACTGAGATGAGCGACAGCGTGCTTTCAGGTCCCCCCACGGACTTCTGGCCCGCTTCGGGTCTGTTCTGGACGCCTTGGGGCAACGCCGTTATCAACCCGTCCTCCACTACCAGCGTGACTTTCACGAAGGCATGATCCAGTGGAGCAATACCTTGCCATCGCATCCGGCGTAGCGGGCGGTCTGGCAGTCAGCTTCAAGCTGCTCAGGTGGGCTTACAGAGCCGTCCAAGATGTCCAAGAGAAGCTGGACATCATCGAAGGTCTGTCCAGGGAGCTAGTGCCCAATGGGGGCACCTCCATGCGGGACTCAATGAACCGCGTGGAAGCCAGTGTGGTCACTCTGACCTCCAAGCTCCGCATGATCGTGCAGCTGAACGAGTGGGACGCCTTCGAGACTGACAGCAAGGGCAACTGGACCTGCTCAACGGGCAAGTTCCATGAGTATGTCGGCCTCGAGCAGCGGGACCTCTTGGGGTACGGTTGGCTGAATGCAGTCCACCCTGACGACCGCGAGAGGATCTCTAGGGAGTGGGTAGTTGCCATCAAGCAGGAGCGGGACTGGATCGCCAAGTTCACCGCTAGGCACATTGAGACTGGTCAGTGCCACGAGTACCGGATCAAAGCCCAGGCGTTGCGCCTGAACGGCAAGCTGATCGGGCACCTTGGACTGATCGAGAAGGACTATTCAGAGGAGGAAACCCTTGGCTGACAACTTCAAGACCCTGCACGAAGCCTTGGTGTCAGAGCTACTGACCCGCGTGCAGTCTGGTGAGGCTACCCCTGCGGACCTGAATGTGGCGCGTCAGCTGCTAAGGGACAATGGGATCATGTCGGCACCCAACAACAAGCCCGTCATCAAGCTCGCAGACCGTCTGCCCAAGTTCGATGACCATGAGAGCGTGCCCAGCAAGCCTGCTAAGGAGGCTTAGTGCAGTACGACTACCAGGATGAGGCCCTCAGGGACTTCCGGGCCTTCCTGTGGCTGGTATGGCAGGAGCTCAACCTGCCTGAGCCCACCCCAGTCCAACTGGACATCGCCCAGTACCTCCAGCATGGACCCCGAAGGCGCATGGTGCAGGCGTTCCGGGGTGTGGGTAAGTCCTGGATCACCTCTGCCTATGTCCTCTGGCGTCTCTACTGGAACCCTCAGGAGAACATCCTGGTGGTGTCGGCCAGTAAGGAGCGTTCGGACGCCTTCTCGATCTTCACTCAGCGCCTCATCAGGGACATTGAGTGGCTGAACGCCCTTATGCCCCGCGAGGATGAGGGCCAGAGGAAGTCTATGGTCGCCTTCGATGTCGGCCCTGCGGGTGCATCGCACGCCCCATCGGTCAAGTCGGTAGGCATCACAGGCCAGATGACGGGCTCGCGGGCTGATTGCCTGATTGCGGACGATGTTGAGTCCCTCTCGAACAGCGACACCCAGCTGAAGAGAGACAAGCTGTCTGAGGTGGTCAAAGAGTTCGACGCCATCCTCAAGCCTGAGGGCCAGATCATCTACCTGGGGACCCCTCAGACTGAGGAGAGTGTCTACAAGCACCTCCCTGAGCGTGGCTACGACATCCGCGTATGGCCCGCTAGGTATCCCAAGGAGGAGAAGCTCGCCGCTTACGACGGCTTGAACCGCTCCTTGGCCCCAGTCATCAAGAGCAAGCTGGTGGTCGATGACCGCTACCAGGGACATCTCCAGTGGATGCCCACGGACTCCCAAAGGTTCAATGAGCTTGAACTTGCGGAGCGAGAGGCCAGCTACGGGCGCACTGGGTTTGCCCTCCAGTTCCAGCTAGACACCAGCCTCAGCGACCAGGAGCGTTACCCCCTGCGGGCTAGGGACCTGATCGTGATGCCCTTGGATGCTCACACGGCTCCTGAGCGCGTGCTGTGGAGCGGGGACCTCCAGAACCGAATCAAAGACCTCGAGTGCGTGGGGATGGCTGGAGACGGCTTCCAGCGCCCCTACAAGGTCGAGGGCGACTATGACGGCTACAAGAGCGCCATCATGTCCGTGGACCCTGCTGGACGGGGCCGAGACGATACGGCTGTGTGCGTAGTCAAGGAGCGCCTAGGCAAGCTCTATGTCACGGCCTGGGAAGCCCTGCCAGGTGGCTACGACAGTGACACCTTGGAGCGCATCGCCAGGATCGCCAAGGAGCAGGAGGTCCACCAAGTCATCGTGGAGAGCAACTTCGGTGACGGCATGTTCAACAGCCTGCTGGCCCCGATCCTCTACAAGATTTACCCAGTCGCTTTGGAGGAGGTCCGCCACTCCAAGCAGAAGGAGCGAAGAATCGCGGATGTCCTTGAGCCTGTTATGGGCGCTCATGCGCTCATCATTGACGAGGATGTAGTCCGCAGGGACTACTCCACACGGGCTGATCTCCCCTTCGAGGACCGCCTCAGGCGCATGGGCATCTACCAGATGACCCGCCTCACCCGCCAGAAGGGTGCCCTGGTCCACGATGACAAGCTCGATGCCTTGAGCATGGCTGTAGCTGCACACCAGCTGGCCCTCGAGGTTGACGAAGAACGCGCCATCGAGCGCCTCAGGGAGCAAGAGTGGGAAGACGCTATGGATGCCCTGTTCCGAGAACCCTTTGGCTCTGACGAGCGAGAGGCCCACACCTGGATCGACAACTCACTTAGCTAGGAGACCCCCACCATGCCCAAAGTCAACGGAAAGTCCTACCCCTACACCAAAGCTGGCAAAGCCGCAGCCAAGAAGGCGAAGAAGAAGGCTGCCAAGAAGAAGAAGTGAGGACGGAAGTAGGGGTCCCGTGAGGATTCCTCCACCAGATCCCTTCAGACCGCCTGAGCGGCCCTCTGAGGCCCTTTCAGGGCTAAGACGACTCCAACCCCGTATAGGGGGGACAAGTCCTTAGAGGGCCGCTCAGGCGGCTTTAGGTAGTAGTGCCCGATATGCTAGGACACTCTGGAGTGGGACATCCTTGTAAGTCCCCTTCTCCCAGGGGGTTGGGATTTCTCCCGAGTATGCGGAGCAGGGGGGAGGGACCCTCCTACGGATAAGAGTAGAGATAACTAAAGAACCTATAGAGAACTATAGATACTGTGAGATACTTAGTTTGATAATAAACTAGATACCCCACAGCATAATATAGTCTTATCTATACCCATCAGATGAAGAACCTCCTCCTCGGTACGGTCCTGACCGTCACGCTCGCTGCCTCCTGCGGGACCCTTTCTGACCTCAGCCAAGCCTCCCTGACTCCGGCTCAGGTCGAGCAGCTGGACACCTACACCGCGGAGATCGCTCAGAAGGAAGCCATTATCGAGGGCCTCGAGGCTCAGGTGGCTGACCTCACCAAGCTCACCGCTCAGGAGCTTTCTGACGGCATCACCAGCAACCTCCCCGGTCGTGTCTCGCTTCTCATGGACATCCAGGAGATGCACGCCAAGACCGTCGAGGAATACAAGCAAGCCATCGAGCGTGAACGAGAGATCATCGCCTCAGGGACTAAGAAAGTGGCCGATGGCTTCCTGGCTGTCGCTGCACCTTTCATCCCCGCACCCGTGCAGCCCCTCCTGCCCTTCGCAAGCAGCCTCCTGGTCCTCGCGCTCTCCTCTAGAGCCCGTAAGCACACCGGGAAGGCCCTTGCCGCCACCGCTAAAGGGGCTCTGGGGGAGGCGATGACCTCCATGCTCAAGGCTGTGGGGGCCAAGCACACCCATGAAGCCGCCGAAGACCTCCTTGCTGACGCTCTAGCTGCCGCCCAGGCCGCTTATGCTCGCGGGGAGATCACCCAGGACAAGCTCGAAGCCGTCAAAGCCGCCGTTGAGGCGTCTAAGGTCGGCTGAAAGCTGCCTGGAAGAGTCCCGTGCGTGCTCTACTGACCCCGTTCTGGGGGGAGAGGCGCCTTCAAGGTCCCGTGTGGGGTCTTGGGCATACGAGATAGCCTCTCCCTCCTGTATCCAGCTGGCCTCTAGGGGGTCGAAGGTTTCGTTAGAGATTTTCGAGCGCCCATATATCGTGTAGAGCATCCCCGCTCCCCCCCGTGGGGGTCCTGTGGACGCCTCGAGGGGGTCTGGAGGGGGTGCCAGGGCAGCTGGGAGGTGCAACCCCAGCAGCAGCAGGGGTCCGCGGATTCCAAGGGGAACCTGCCAGGGCTGGGCAGGGTGCCCCCAGACTATAGGGTCAGGGGCTGTGGGCGTGCCCGTCTGTATGATTTAGGTTCGGCGGGCTTTTCAGGTGATTTCGCGCAACCCTGCGCCCCTTTGTGCCGTACTGTCTCAGTGCGGGGAAGGTCCCGCCCACACCACACACACCATGGCCAACGCCTTCGAACTGAAGTCCTCCACTCTGACCCCTGGACAGCGTGTCAGGGTCCACCTGCACATCACTCAGACCATGCGCCTGGGGCACCCTGTCTGGTCTGTCTCTGGATCAGACGGCAAGGTCCTCTGCCACACCCAGCAGGTCTCGATCCTCTGCGAGGGCATCAGGGTCCAGCAGGGCAAGCGGGACAAGATGCTGGCAGGGGGCAAGAAGGCAGTCTGCCTCTGGGCTGTGGGTGTGGTCACTGAGACCCCCCAGAACATCCAGCGGGTCTCCCTGGTCAAGTTCGACCCCAGGAGTCAGCACCCTGCCCAGCTTGAGGACGGCACCCCCTACTCTGGAGGGGGGACCCTCCACTTCACTGCTGCTGGTCTGCGCCCCTCCCTCTCCCTCTGATCTCATCACCCACACACCACACACCATGTGCACCACCCACTCTGACAATGCCCGCACCCTTGCTCAGGAAGCAAGCAACCTGCTGTTCTGCCTGCGTGCCCGCGGGATCACCCACACCCTGCCTGTCCCCCAGTCTGCTGCCTCAGGCACCTTCACTGACTTCCTGGACCCCTTCTGGGAGACCCCTGAGGCTGAGTGCTTTGTCCAGGGGCTGCGCCTTCTGAACGCCTGAGGCCCCAGAAAATCTACCCTTCCCATCCACACACCACACACCACACACACCATGCCTACCACCCACACCACCTCGCTTCCCAAGTTCCTGCTGCCGCTCCTCAGCCTGTCCAGGACCTCCACAGCTGAGGACATCCTGCGTGCCCACAAAGCTGCTGGGGAGTCCCACCTTGCTTTCCACTGGCCCCGGAACCTCGAGTGCTTCAGGGATCACATGGGGAAGGACCTGGAGGATTTGCTCGCGGGCAGGATCATCTCTGTCTGCGGGGCTGAGTATGTCAGCAAATACCAGAAGGTCCTGACAGCACTGGATCTCCTGTCCCAGGCACTGCCCGACGAGACGGTCAGTGACATTCGAGACCTTGCCCTCAAGCGGGCATTCAGTCAGTGCCTCACCGTCCTCTTTGCCTGAGGCCTGGACCAGACACCCTTTCCCACACACCACACCACACACACACCATGCGACACCTTGCTGATCTGACCCTGACCCTCTCCTGGGGCACCCTGAACCCCAGTGACCTGCTGCCCTGCCTTCTGAACTACCTAGCTGCCCTGGACTCAGACGCAGCAGCAGCCCTGACCAGTCCTCCCAACGGGCACGCAGCAGTGCCTGCCTATGCTCTGGAGGACCCTGACAGCGAGTGGTACCACTCAGAGGACGCAGCCTCACTGCTGCTCGAAATCCAGGATCTCATCCAGGAGAGGCTGCCCCAGGGCTTTGAACTGACAGTGCTGGATGGGGACTCCTCTCATCTGGTCATTCAGCCCCAGGAGGTTCAGTACCCTTGGTACGATGTGCTGGGTGAGTTCTGCCTGCCTCTGGAGTGCTGCGACGACTGCTCCAGGCCTGGAATGGATGCCAAAGAACCTGTCCAGTTCTGGATGTCCAGGGATGAGGTCTCTGACCAGATCGAGTCCCTGACCCTCGAGGAACTCCAGGAGTGGAGCATCGAGACCGTGGGGGAAGCTGACACAGAGGGCAGGACTCTGGAGGAACTCCAGGAGCGTGCCCTGTGGTGCCTCTGCTGTCAGGCGATGGATGTCCTGGAGGATGCCTGGGAGGATGTGCCGAAATGAGTCCCCAGAAGCCCACAGATCCCACAGATCCGGTGGAGCCCAGGCCTCTGGACTGGGACCTCATCCCTGATCTACTGCTGCTCCTGTTCCTGCTTTCCTTCTGGTCCGCTGGGCTGGTCTCAGTGATCCTGCGCCTGCTGTTCTGATCTCAACCCCACACCACACCACACACCATGTCTGACACACACACCAAAGCTGACCCTTTCCAGACCTACTGCTCTGCCATCTGGGCTGCCGACAGGGCAGCAGAGGAGTATCGGGACTCCGTTCTGGAGGATGTGCACAAAATCCTCAGGGAGGAAGCCCTAGACCCCAGAAGGCAGGATGAGGAGGTCTCTGAGATCCTCTGGGAGATCCTGGACTCTCATGAGGCCCTGATCTACACAGCCCGCGCAGAGGCTATCGTCCAGGCTGCTGGACCCAGTGCTCACGCTGATTTTGTCAGTGAATACGGCACAGAGGTCAACATGACCCCAGAGGCCATCGCACACCATCACCTCGCTTCTGAGCTTTCCGGTTCAGTGAGTGATCTGGAGGATGAGCGGGAAGCCCAGGAGGAAGCCCAGTGACCCTCCAGTGCCCTACTGCCCAGGCGCTTGGCCTGGACCCCACACCTAGCGTGCTGCGGGCAGCTGAACTGCTGAGATCCCCCTACGCTTGGCCTGGAGGCTATGCTCTGCGCCCCATCATGGGAGACGGGCAGATCCTGTGTCAGGCGTGCCTAGCCTCAGAGCTTGCCACTATCGGCGCATGGAGGGAGGCGTGCCCAGAGTGGTCCCTGTCTGCTGTGGATGTGCTCTGGGAAGGTCCCCCTGAAGCGTGCTCTCACTGCGGAGACCTCATCCCCACGGAGTACGGAGACCCAGATCAGGACCAGGAGCCCAGGCCTTCACTGTGAGTCTGCTGCTGTTTCTGCTGCTGTTCTACCTAGTCCGCTCTCTGGACTGACCAGGACCCCCTCAGGCTTTGCGCCTGGGGGGGTTCCTTTGTGCCCTTGCCGGGGGCACTTTTCTTTGTGCCCCGCCCTGTCATCATTCCCGTCCAGCCTTCCACACCGATGCAGTCCACCCTAGAATCGCGCACGCAGCAGGCACCGAGAGAAGCCTGTGTGTGTGTGTGAGGGGGTCCCTGCTGTCGGTTGTGGGGACCCCCACTTCACAACCACCCACACACCATGAACGAAACACTCAACTCGGTCCTGCACCACACCCTTGTCTCCCGTTGGGCCGGATGCGCCACAGAGGAGAAGCTCTACGCCAAGGGGCTCGAGCTTGTGCGCCTGATGAAGTCCCCCAAAGACTTCACCCCGCTTGGATGGGGCCAGATCCGAGCCGCCTTGCAGTCTCAGGGCAACGCTGCCTCCTCCATCAACAATAAGCTCTCTGTCTGGCGCTGCTTGGCCCAGTCAGCTGTAGAGATGGGCCTCATCCAGGCGGTGCCTAGGGTCAAGAAGGAGCGCCAGCAGGAGAGCCCTGAGCGTTGGCTGTCCTTCGAGGAGCAGGACGCCCTATTTGCCCTGATGAAGCCTTGGGTCCGTGAGGTCAGCCTTGTGCTGGTCGGCACGGGGATCAGGGTGGGTGAGCTTTTCAGCCTGACCTGGGACGATGTGGACTTCGAGCGCCGCAGGCTGCACATCTACAACACCAAGAACGGCAAGCAGCGTTTCGTGCCCTTTGGCCCTGCTGTGGAGGCTGTCCTCCATGCTCTCCATGACCGCGGGGAGCCTGCCCCCAGCACAGGCAAGGCTTTGCGTACCTATGAGCAGCTGTTCCTGGAGGCCCGCCGCAAGGCTGGCCTGCGGGGCAGGGTCACGGTCCACACCCTCAGGCACACCTTCGCTTCCCGCCTGGTGCAGTCTGGGGTGGACCTGTACCGAGTGGGAACCCTGCTGGGCCACACCACGCTGGCGACCACGGCTAGGTACGCCCATTTGTCTGACGAGAGCTTGGTGGAGAGCGTCCTCCAGATCGAGAGGTAGAAAACTCAGGCCACGCCCTTGAAACCTCTGCGCTGGGTTTGCCAAAACGGGGGCATGACACACACACGCAAGAGGGAGACTCCCTACAACGCACGGCGTCGGGTCGCCGCAGAGGCCCAGCGGAAGGTCAACTTCCGCCAGTTCATCGAAGAGGAAGGCGGGCTCCAGGGCCAGTCTTCCTTCTTCTTTACTGCCAGCAAGACGCACAGCAGCCCTTGGGTCCTCTACATGGTCAAGAGTGACCGTGATGTGCCGTACCCCAACTTCAAGTCCTATGTGCGGGAGGGCTGGATCAAGAGTGTCCGCAGATGGAAGACCCCCAACGGGGCCTTGATGGACACCTACGAAGTCACGGATGCGGGCTGGGCTGTGATCGAGAGCGTGGAAGCATGATCGACCGCACAGGCAACCATGATGAGTCCATTGAGCGCACCGCCGAGATGCTGGTGGACGCTTACTGCAAGCTGGACGACTTCACTCGCCGCTTGATGGACAGCCAGCGGGCCATGATTCATCACCTTCGCCGCTTGCATGAGATGGTCATGCACGCTGAGGACAGTAAGGAGGCGGCTGACTTGGCCGCCCCTGATCGGGTGAGTGCCGACAGGGTGATCCTGGATCTCCTGTTGCAGGCTTGCCATGAGACCTTTGACGCACTGGATAACGAGTGGAAAGAGAGCACCAACTAGACCGTTCCCCCGTTGTTGTCAGCTACGGGGGAGGTGTGAACTCAACCGCCCTGCTTGCTGGCCTCTATGAGCGCCAGGAGCCCGTGGATCTGATTCTGTTTGCAGACACGGGAGGGGAGTTTGAGCAGACCTACGAGACTGTAGAGCGGGTCAGCGCCAAGTGCGAAGAGTTGCTTGGCCTCCCCATTACGGTCATCAGCAACGCTGACCGGGAGGGTTTCCGCCACACATCACTCGAGGACGAGTGCATCAACAACAAGACGCTTCCCAGCTTGGCGTTTGGGTTCAAGGGCTGCTCTGCCAAGTGGAAGCGGCAGCCGATGGACCGCTATGTCAAATCTTGGCAGCCCGCGCTGGCGGCTATGAGCAGAGGCCAGAAGACTGTGCGCCTGATCGGCATTGACGCGGGTGAGGCGCACCGTTCAGCGGCACTGGAGGAAGCCGATGACCCCAGGTTCATTTACCGCCGTCCACTGATTGAGTGGGGGTGGGCCAGGGAGGAGTGCCTTGAAGCGTGTGAGCGGGTCTTTGGGTTTACGCCTGGCAAGTCTGCTTGCTGGTTCTGCCCAGCTAACCGAAAGCAAGAGGTCATCGCTTTGGCCCAGCGCCGCCCGGATCTGTTCGAGCGTGCCGTGGCTATGGAGAAGAACGCTGCGGAGAACCTGGGCACGGTCCAAGGTCTTGGCCGCAACTACTCCTGGCAGTCTCTTGTGGAGGCTGACAACGCACAACTGAAGCTGTGGCCTGAGGCTCCTCCTCTGGCTTGTGGCTGTTTCGATGGAGAGGAGGACTGATATGGACCTGTGGTACACCTCACAAGGACTGACTGTCCAAGGCACGGGGCACCTGGCTGGTGTCGCCCAATACTTCATCAGGCTTTCGGGCTGTAGCTATAAGGCGTGCCACATACGCGCCCTGTGCGATGAAGCTCGCAGCTTTGGTGCTCACGCTGGAAGCAAGACCACCGTGCAGGCTGTTGTGGACAAAGCCCTCGAGTCTCTTGGCTATGGTGGATGGATCCACATTACAGGCGGCGAGCCGACCCAGAGTCCTGCCTTCCTGCCGCTGGTCAAGGCAGCATCGGAAGCTGGGCTCAAGGTCCACATTCAGACCAGCGGGATCAAAGCTGTCGAGGCCCCGTATGACTGGCTGACGGTTAGCCCAAAAGCGCACATCAGCACTCTCAAGCAGACCTACGGTCAGGAGATGGT